TCTCTCTAGGAATATTTCCAAGGATACTTATTAAATTAGGAAATCCCATTATTTATTTCTTATTTGCTTTATTAAATATATAATCTGTAGTATACCAACTGTAATTCCAAGAATCCAAGGCAGTACATCCATAAACAATACTCCCATACTTGCAAAACTAAAGCCTGTAACTTTTAAACTATCCATTAATATCCTCTATATCTTTTCCTTGCTGTCCTATTTGCTTTCTTTCTTGCAGAGCCAGTTTTCTTTCTTCTTTTACTAAAAGATTTCTTTGACTCGCCTTTGTACTTATGTTTTCCTGGCATACTTATCAACCGCCTTTTTAAATCCAAATGCAACTATTAATACAAAAACTACCATAAAAGCATCTATTACTGGATGACCATAATCAGCTTCTACTTCAATGATTGGAGTCTTAAACGTAAGAGGAATGGGTTGTACTATAATACTATCCACGTTGACCTCCATTAATTCTACCTTTGAGAAAGTTAACATCATCTGTTAAATAATTCATCTGTCCAATCATTTTCTCATGTCTTCTTTCTGCTCTCTCATCAGACTTATTCCATCTATCTATAAGTTTAATAGTAATGCTCTCTATTTCTGCTAATTTAGCCATAAGAGTCTTCTGTAAAAATACCATCTGTCCAGCAAATAGCACTCCTACTAATCCTATCATTCCATACTCTGCAAACACATCTATCATATTTTTCTATGCAGTTAATTTAAATTCTAATGTTAAACTTCCACTAACAGTTTTATTATCACCTGTTCCTAAATGAAATCCAACCAGTAATACCTGCCCAGCAGTCATCGCTTGATTAACCGTAGTTGTAACATAATAAGCATCGTTAGCACCTAATGCTCCAGACTGTGATACAGAACCAACATTTGATATTGTGAAATTCCCTGTTTGGTCTGATGTGTATGCATCGCTCAATAAAAAATAAACTGTTAAATCTTGAGCTAATGTAGAAGTTGTTCCTATAAAACCAGTTGCTCCTACAAAAGTGGTATTCCTATTTGCTTGAAAAAATGAACCGTGCATAAGAGCTTCTGCATCTATACTTGTTAAGTCTTCACCTCCTGTAGAATGTGACTGTGATTGGTCACCGTGCCCAACTATATAAAGAGTATCATCATTAGTTCTTAAATAAAAAGAAGCATTCATATAAAATGTTGATGCGGCGTCTACATATGCTTTAATAGATTGCTGAGTTGCTAAATTTTGGGAACCATCAGAAGCCATATCATCTTCGTCTTTTATTGAGCTTACAACATTTTCGCCATTAAAACTAAAGTTCCTGACATCCGTTATATGATTATTATTCATATCAAGAGTGCCTGTCATTTCACCACCATGTTTCATTAAGGATGTTGCGACACCAGTTGAATCTCCCCCAGGAGCAGTAGCCCCACCCTTTGCTACATATATTTCACCATCATAAGTATTGACAGCTACTTCACCAACTAAAAAATCAGACCCTGACGATGGAGTATCATCCTCGGTCTGACTAGATTTTATATATATATTATTAGCCACTAAGCCCTCGCAGGTTTAGTAGTTGTCTTTTTTTTAGCCCTCTTTGGCTTAGATTTAATTGACTCTTTAAGAGTAGATAATTCATTTCTTGTTACCATTAATTCCTTCCTAACTTCTTCTTGATTAATAACTGCCTCTGCCTCAATAGTTTTGAGAGTCTTTTCAAGTTCATGGATTCTATCATTTTTCCTTTGTTTAATATCAGTTATATCATCACGAAGAGACTTCTCGATAGATTGCTTTTCAGATTCCAATGACTGTATCCGCTCCCCTTGAATACTTAAGGTCTTTTCGTTATCATCCTTAATATTATTAAGAGCTTGGACTTCCTCAGTTAAAGAACTAACATTAACAGTAAGCTCGTCAATGTTTTCCCATAAATACAAGAGAACCTTCTCCTTATTAAGGACATCTACTGACAAACCTCCTATTCTATCAACAAGGTCTTTAGTAGAAGTCAGATTAGGACAAAGCTCTCTTTGTTTTTCTTCAGCCATTATTAGAATGTTCCTCCGTCTATTGTTGCACCATCTATTGCTCCAGCTGCTGATAATGACATCCCACTATTAGGAGTTATAGCAAAAGACCCGTCAACAGTAAATAAAACATCAGCAGCGTGTGCATCTGCGTCAACAGTTGTGATAGTTAAAGTCCCACCTGCGCCTGCTGCATAAGTCACAGTATCACTTGTAGATGGTGTCATCACAATAGAATCATCTGTAATTACAGTTGAACCTACTGTAAAATCCGTTGATGCATCAATCGTTGTACCAGTTATAGATGCTGCGGCTAAAAGACCGCCTGCAAGTGTGATTGTATTAGAACTATGTGTAAGAGTTACATCTCCACTATCAAAATTAATAACTGAGCCACTATCTAGGAATAAATCAGAAAAATTAAATGATGAAGACCCTAATGAAACATCATCAGTTGTCACAGGTGATAATACCCCATCTGTTAATTGAATCTGCTGAGCCCCATCTATATCAAAAATAATTCTATTATCAGTAGAGAAGTCTATATTCGCATGAGAAGCTCCATATCCTACTGCAAGACCAGTATTATATACAGAAGTTATAGCTGTCTGTGCTGGTGTTATACTTAATGTACTTCCGTTACCACCACTAATGCCAGTTCCTTGTGTTGCTAATCTTAAATTTTCTGAACTGTCATCTTCCAATCCAGTTCCTGCAAAATCACTAACATCCACTGCCATTACTGCGGATGAGGCTTGTAATCCATCACCTGCGAATAAGGTAGCTACATCATCAACTGATTCTAATTGTTCATTAGCACCATCACTATCTAATACTAAGAATTTATCACCACTTGCAATTTGTACATCTGAAAATTCTGAAATGTCTATCGCGAAAGTTCTACTTGCGGCTATTGTACCACCACCACTTAAACCAGCACCTGCAGTTAATGTTACTCCTGAATGGTCAATATGTTCATTACCCACAAAGCCTGATAAAGTATCATGGTCTATTGTTCCTTGAGTTGCAGTAGTAACAGTCCCTTCTAAATTCGCTACTAAAGTATCTACTGCATATCCTACTCCACTCGTGTCTACTGTAGTAGTCGGTTCTGTTTGGTTTAATTTCCACAAGTGCCACTTATCATCTGAAGCATCCCTAGTTAAACCTGTATAAACATCTTGAGAGCCCGTATTATCATACAATCCATATAGACCTATATCAACTGAATCTGCACCATCATTTCCACTAGCTAATTTAATAAGAGGGTCTTCTACTGTTAGGGTTGCTGTGTTAACAGTAGTAGTAGTTCCACTAATAGTTAAATTACCTGATACAGTAAGATTATCTGATATGGTAACATTTCCGTCTGCAACATTTAAAGCTGTTCCTCCATTAGTACCAGTAACAGTTAGTATTTTTCCAGATGAGTCCCAAAAGAGTTTATCTCCTGCTGTGTCTGAATAAAATGTTACATCTTGACCACTACCATCTGTACCCAAAGTTAATGTATTATCTATTTGAACAGCCCCATCAATATCTACTGCGTCAAGGTTAGCTGTACCATCTACATCTAAATCTGTACCTACATATAGCTTTTTAGCTATACTTGCACCACCTTCAGTTCTTAATGCTCCTGTATCTCCTGAAGCATCACTAGAATCAGTAGTATTTGTTATATCAAAAACACCTGATGTTGTTATAGCTCCTGAAGCAACTGTACCAAGACCACTTACATTCCCACTAGTATCAAAGGTATAGTTACCATCAGTAAACACACCATCTATTGTTAAATTTCTAATTGTTCCTACATCTTTATTCGCATCTAATACCACAGCCTTACTAGCGGCTGCAGTTCCTGCAGTCACAGAATCTAAAACCCCTAACTCAGCAGTCGTGAAAGTTGTTGTGTCTAATGTTAATGAAGTGTCTCCTGTAATTGTACCTGTTACTGCTAAATTGCCACTTGTAGTTATTGCTCCACAACCAACAGTTCCTAGTCCTGAAACATTACCACTTGTATCGAAAGTATAGTTCCCGTCTGAAAGAGTTCCTGAGAGTGTTATATTTCTAAGTCCAGAAGCAATATCTGCATTTCCATCAAGAACTAATGCTTTATTAGCAGCTCCTGCTCCATTAGTGATATCATCTAACTTCTCAAGGTCAGTATCCGACATCACTGCACTGCCTATAGTTAGACTAGTTGCACAAGTCAAAGCACCTCCAAATGTTGATGTACCATCGTCTGCTAATCTAAGAACTTCTGTACCATCATATTGATTGAAAACTAAATCATCTCCATCTTGCTTTAAAGTAATATCTATATCACCACCAGTAGAATCAGTATCAATATAAAGCTGTCCCTGTCCATTATTTTTTATTTCAATATTACCGCCTTCTGCATCTAAGACTATATCAGCAGCTGCGGTTACAACAACATCTCCACTATTTGAAGAGGTGACTGCGACTCCAGTATGTCCATCAACAGTTACTATCGAAGCATTTGAGTCTACTGTAACAGCCCCAGATGATGTCGCAAGAGATACAGCTGCATCACCAGCAGTTATGTTATCAGCTGCTAAAGATGATGCTGCTACTGCTCCATCTCCTAACCCACCTATATGTCGAACTGTGCTGGATGAGCCCATATCTCCTATGTAAAGTTTACCATCAGCCCCACCAGTTCCATGGTCAACCCAAGAAAGTTCACCTTTTGCTAACCCTGTTGGAGCTGAATCAGCTGAAGACCTATTAATTTGAATTGTATTTGCCATTGTATTTTACTCCTTTAGAAGGTTCCGCCATCCAAGACGGCACCTTTGATTGTGTTATCGTTTTTAATTTTTACGTCGCCTACAGCAATTGTTGATGTAGAGACCTTTAATGCACTCTGATTACCCCTGCCATCTTCTAATGGTTTTAATGTTGCGTCTAATGTTTCATTAGGTTCAGTACCTATGTTCATTACTGATTTGTAAGTATCAGACGGTTCTCTATTAAAAAAATCTGTCATTAATCTGATTCTCCTGCTTGATTTATTACTTTCCAACTATCATCCCATGTATTACCAATATTATTCCAACTAGTTAATGAGAACTTCCAATCCCACATACCAGCTACTGTAATACTATAGTCTATAACATTACTATCTACTTCAGCTGATAACTGTTCATCAAGTTCATAACTCTCAGAATCAGTTTGTCCATACTCAGAAAATGTATACAGAGCATTAGCTACTTGAGTCATACTTGCTTGAGGAGAAGAAACCTCACCAAGTACTGCAAGAGCATCTGATACAGAAGTCATAGCCTGTATACTCTCTGTTAGCTCACCATAATTTACTGTACTATAAGTACTCATTACATTTCATGTCCTTTTATATGATATCTAGTAGTTCTGTTGACATTTGCATACTTTGTAGCCTCTTTTACCATATCGTCAAATCCTTTTCTGTAATAAGCAGCAACATTAAACAATTTAGGGTTTTGTCCAAGTTTCAATTCATATCCCTTCTGTACTGCCTTAAATACTAATGCTTCATGAAAATCTTCTGGGATAGCAGGTGATTCACTAAGTCCTATTCCATCTGTAGTAGTTGCAGGCGATAGAAACTCTTCATCATACTTATTTACGTATAATGTGACAGTCTTTCCAGCCTCAGGACCTGTAAATCTAGTATCAATATCTTGACTCTTATCCAGCTTAGCAATTGCAATAGAATCTCTCTCTACCCACCAAACATGGTCTAATTGGTCTGTATGTGCCATTATATTAAGTCCCTCTTTATAGGTTTACCTATATATCTAGGAATATCATAGCCATCAAAGTCTACATCAATTATATCTACAATATAAGGTGGTAATCCATACCATCTCTCATCAGCCGTAGTAGTAAACTGATATGCAGTCTTCAATATCTTAGTTTTCCTACAAAATTCCCGTAGAGCGTTATTAAACCAGACTCTTATCTGAGTTTCACCAACCTCAGGATGATGCTGGCGTACTAACTCTAGCATTTGCTTCTGAGTCATTAGAGGTATACTATCTCAACATAAGTACCACCTGCTACACTAGAATCAAATCTCATTTCTGCTAAAGTATTATTAGCTGCACCTAATCCGTGTAAAGTAATTTGCTCACCAGCCATTAACGTAAAGCCACCACCTGTAGCAAATGCACCAGCTAATCCTACCGTAAGACTAGCCCCATCAGCAACTGCTGTATCCTTATCTGCAGTAGTAAATCCAGTATTTTTAATGCTAATAAATTGGTTTATAGTGCCAGTTGCTACTGGTGCACTCTCATTATCATCAAAGACCTCACCAACTACTGTGTAATCTACACCAGCACTATCAGCTGCTATCTGAAATTCACCTGTACCGCCAATACCTGAGGCATTAGCATCTGACGTTCCTACGTCATGTTCTGCCATATCATCTGTCACACCAGAAACAGGTATCCTGTGAAATACTGTAGTAGAGGTGCTAACTCTCATTCTTGTTGTAGGTGTTACTGCCATTTTCTATCTCCTTCTTTTTTGTTCTAAATTCATTACATCCTCTCTTGTTTTCATGAATAATTGCAATCCCTGCACATACTCACCTCTTAATGTTTGATATTGACTATGTTTCCATTGATAATCAGCCATATTTTTCTGCATTTTTGCATTATGGTCTTGTATACTAGCTCCATACTTTGCAAGCTTAGTTTGATTCTCTGCTGAAACCTTTTGCAATTCTGACCTATACCTTTCAAGAGAAGTTCTAAAAGTATCCGTATTCTTCTTCAGGTCACTCATAAATCTTGAAGATTCAGTCTGTAACTGAGCAGAATATTTGCCTAAATCGTAACCAGACTCGGCTTGAAATTTTTGGAGAGATTTTCTTATCTCCTGTACATATATAGCCATATCATTACTGATTTTACCAGTCTCATTCTGAATGTCAGTACTATATCTACCCAATTTACCCTGCACATCCTTAGTCCATATACCCACTTCTTTCTGGATTTCATTAACAGAATACTCCTGCATATCTTTATTAACTTGAGCTTGATATGACTGCAACTCAGCACCATACTTTTGCAGTAACTGCCCATCATCCTTACTTGACAATTCAGCATTTGTAGTAGATATTCTCAATTGAGCCATATACTCAGCACTCTCTTTATTGAAATCATTTAATGAATTCTGCATATCCATTCCATGTTTCTGTAAAGTTAGGCCATTCTCCTGTTTCCATGCAGCTATCTGAGCACCATTTCTCTGTATAATAACATTAACATCAGTTTGATAGCCCTGCACTTGTGCTTTATACACTTCTAATGAAGCACTATTTTTAGCACTAGCCTCTTGAATCTGTCCCTGCAAAACTGCTACTTGAGCCTGTACAGCTTTTGATTTTCCACCAATCTCTCCTTGATACTTAGTAACGATAGCATTCGTTTCTGTACTAAAATTCTGGACTTTAGTTCCCCACTCAATCTGCCAATTTTGAGCTACAGCTTTATTCTTCTGAGCCATAGTAGCAACTTGCATTTGATAAGCTTGCATTTTAGCATTATAAACCTGGACTTCAGTTTGTGCCTTAGATTGAACTTCTTGTAATTGTTGAGCTCTAACTGCAATTTGTGCTTGAGATACCTTAGCTTCACCGCCAGCCTCTGCCGAATATTTTTGTACTTTAGCACCTATTTCAGCTGCAAACTTCTGAGATTTAGTATTCCATTCATCAGACCACCCTTTTAGAGTAGCTATATTTTGCTGTATTATACCGTTTACTTCTGCATGATACACAGATACCTTAGCTTGATATAGATTTACTGTAGCTTGAGCTTTCTTTAATATTTCCTCTACTTGAGAATTTCTATTTGCTACCTGAGCTTGGACAATAGCCTGTTTCCCTTGAGATTCTCCTCTATATTTATCAACCATAGCAGCTAATTCTTGAGAATATACTTGAGCTTTAGTCTTCCATTCATCGCCCCAAGTACTTATCTTACCCTGATTCCTTGCAACAATAGCATTTACAGCTGTTCCATATGCTGAATAACTACCTTGATAAGAATTTACCTGTGCTCTTACTGCATTAATTCTTGTATTAGCCATTTCAGCATCTTCACCTGTAATCCAAGATTCTAAATCACCCCAATCCAATGGAGCCTGGACGGGTTCACCTGGAAAACTCCAAGTAACATCAGGAGCATCAGGAATACTTAAAGATGGTAGTATTATATCAGCAGGTAAGGTTATATCGGCTACATCTTGAGTAATAGTAGCATAAGATAATTCAGGCTGAACTGGAGGATTAGGGAAATTCCATGTTACAACTGGAGTATCATTAAAAGTTAAAGATGGTAAAATAATTTTAGCTGGTAGAATAATATCTTGCACAGTCTGGTACACTACTGTCCAATCTATAACAGGAGACACAGGAACATTTGGCGTAGACCAATTAATATCTGAAGTCGGAAAAGCTCCTATCTCTAAACTAGGAAGTACAATTCCAGCAGGCATTACCATTTCAGATACAGTTTGAGTAATATCAGACCAATCAAATATAGGGTCTATTGGACTAACTGGTAAATCCCAATTTATAGAAGGAACAGTAGTGAGAGACACTAATGGTTTAGTATATGTTGGGGCATCTGTATTAAATGTTACACTATTACTACTAAGACTGGGGGCAGTTGGAGCCGTTATAGAAACATCTAAATCTGCTATTACTGGTACAGAAGGCATATCTAATATTGGCTTTGAAAACGAAGGGGCAGTAGGTACATTTGTAAAATCTATATTTGCATCAGCAGGAATCGCAGGAGCATTAAAACTTGCAGGAGGAGTAAATGTAGGGAGTATTTCGCTAGGTTCAAGTATTACTGGCTCAGTTACATCTTCTGGAGTACTTATATTAGTCATTAATCTTAATAAACATCTTGCTGCAGTTCCTACAATCATCAATGTTTCAGCTTCTTTTGGAAAAGCATATGTAGCGGAATCACCAACATCTACTCGTACCAAAGCGTCAGTTGATACAGGAATCTTTGGGACAAATCTTAAAGTACCACTAGTTTCCACATTCTGAGTCGCTATAACAAAAGCGGTATCACCTTGCAAATAATACACTGGAGATACATCAGTAGCTCTATATATTGAAGAATCAGACAAATATCTTGCTTTCTCTTCAGGATTTATTAATCTAGCACTGTACCCATCCTTACTCGCCCCTAATACTCGTTTATTATGGACAGCAACTCCTACAGAAGCGACTTCAGACCCTTCATCTCCTGTATCTGCTGGAATAGCTGCTGTAATTGAAACATTGTTCAATTTCTCAATAGGAGCAGCATTAATAATCTCTGACCCAACCATTGAGAGAGACTCAGTAATTAAATCGTCGTCCCCTACAGCCCCGATTAAATCTTCAACTTGAGGTCCAAAATTCATTTTTTACTCTTTTTTTTATCAGTATTCATTTTACGCCTAGTATCTGGTTTTTCCCCATGCCAGGGATTACCAGTATCATTACTCGTTACTACTTTAGGCTTATCACTCATAATATACTATTGCATTAGTGGTGCCAGTAACATCAGCATATAATGCTGTACTAAAAGGAACTGGCTTTGTAAGCATCAATGTATGCCCTGTTATACCAGTATTTATCTCACATTGAGCTAATCCTATTTTATCTCCACTTGCAGATGCACTATCTACTAACGCTATCGCACCATCTGTACATACGACACCCCAGAACAGTCCTGGAGTAGTCTTAACTGCAACATCTGTTGTTACAGCTTTAGCTTTAATTCCCATTGGATTCAGAGGTGGTACTTTAGTTACTGCTGCCATATTATCTCCTTTGTTTTAAACATTTTAGTGACTTAGGGAGGTATCGAGCCTCCCTAAGCCTTAATCCATATATGACGCTATTACCTCGTCAACTTAAGATTTATGATGGGTCTGCACCTATACTACCACTTATGGTAACTGTATCCTGGCTAGCAGAATTACCCTGAACATACACTGAAACAACACCACCGCCTGTAACATCTACTACTTTCAACATATGAGAACCAGCAGGTACAGTACATTCTTCAGCAGCTTCGGTAGTTGAAATCAACTCATAAGAGTATGAATCATCTAAACCACCAGCACTATCTGCAGTATGTACTGTTACATCTGCAGCTGGAGATACAATACATCCAGCACCTGAAAGAGTAATCGTATCAGATGCAGTTGACGCTAACGTCTGAGTATATTTGGTAAAACCACCAGCTTTTGATTTTGTCCAAGCCATTAGTTACCTCCTAACTGAACTTCAGGATTGCGTGCGTTTCGGGTAAGGATATCTCTAAACCAGCTTCGGTTAGAATCATGTCCTTACGTCCGTCTACATCATCCGCCTGGATATTAGTCGTAATAGATGTATCACGATTTTGTCCATTACCAACGAGTGGACGATATGCAACATTTTTCATGTCAACAGCAACACAGTAATTTTCCCATATGCCACGAAGCAAAGGCTCTGCGACAAAGTGAAGATTACCATATATAGTATTAACAACAGTTACATTATGACCGAACTTACCTGGAACATTAGCGACATCTAACCTGTACTGACTTGAACCGACAGTGTTGTTCATAAATGAACCACTACCAAGCTTATTCAAGTAAGTAAGAACCTTACGGGAAGCCATAACAAGCTTATTACCTGAATTTCCACTTTCTGGTGCAAAGAAATCTTCCATTGCATCTAAGAAAGCATCATATCCAGATGACGCATAAGTCATGTTATAGATTTTACCATTAGATTCTGTATAAGGTACGATACCCCAAGTGTATCTAAGTGGAGCAGCAGATGATTCATCAGCTCCGCCAACACCAAACAGCATAGCATGCTCAAGGTCCATCTTATGTTCCATGAGTTTTTCTTGCCATACACGTTTGTATTCGTCAGCAATTCCACGATAACGGGTAGCCATTGCAGTTCCAGAGAATAGATTCATTCCAGTTTTAAAAATCTGGGTGTATCCTTCTCTGTCAAACAGTTTGTCTTCCCATCCACTAGGAGCAGTCTCGCCTTCAGCCCATGCTGAGCCAATTACTTGACCTTTAGCATTTGCTGAGAACTCATAGGTTCCAGCTGTTTTTGCGATGAGTACAAGCTGAGCATAGCCAGCGTTGGTAACATCTACTGTTTTTATCTTCATGGTTAGAATACCGTCATCTTTTGACTGAAGTGCTATAACCTGACCAGGAATAAAGAATTCTGGACGACTTCCTGCGGCAACATTGCCGAATTGGTCGTATCCACAATCAAAATTCATAGTCTTTTCATCACCAACTGCAGCAGTATATTCTGCTACTGCATCTGTTAGGTCGAAATTACGACGTTGCCACTGATGTCTCTGCTCTAAAAACTTGAATACAGGGTCATCTGTGGGTTTCTTAGCAACTTTGCTAAGATATGTGAAAAAAGGGCTCTGCTGGGGAGCTAACTCTGCGATTCGTTCGCCAAAGTTAAACATTCGCCTGGTATTACCTAGAGCAACACCTTGTGCGGATGCACTTCCAGCTGAGGGACTTACATATGTAGCCATTTTATTTCCTCCTTAAAAGGGATTTTGACTTTTGTAATCATCAATCAATGCATCCATAACCCTATCTTCTACCGCTACGTCTGATGGAGTCTCTGCAGGTGCTACACCTAGAGTACTTGGTATGCTGAGTCTTTCTTTCTGGCGGTGCATCTCTTCAGCTTTACGCTGATTTGCCAACACTTGACCAGGAGGTGCCTGCTTCATTTTCCACAACGCTACCAAGTTATCCATAGTAATAGACTCTGGTTTCGCCATTTCTGAAATGAATTTATCGGCATCATCAGGAGAGAATTCATATCCTTGAGTAAGTTGTGCTTTCACACTACTCATTTGCTGTTGTTGTTGCTGTTGCATCATTATCTGACGCTGTCTTTCAGCTTCTCCAACCATAGCATTCTCCATGATATTATTTCTTTCCTCTTGAAACTCAATCATCCCATCTCTGTAAGCATCCATAGAATCTCTATATTTGTAACTTGCAGTATTAGGGTCACTATATGCATCAATTGCATCGTATTCAGCTGGCTTTGTCGGTCTCTCTGGTCTCTTCAAAGGTTCAGGTTGAGGCTCTGGAGGAGCTTGCCCTGCCTGTGGACTTTTGGAGAGTGACTGCTGGACATTATCTAATACACCAGGGTTTTCTTGAATGTATCTCGCTATTGGAGCAAGATTTTCCATCTCCTGATATTTTTGATTTACATTGTCGAACTCACTCTTGACTTTATCATACTGACTTTGCCAATACTGATGCTGATTGGGGTCTTCTTTCGGAACAACCCCTTCTTCAGCAACAGTCTCTACTGGTTCTACAGATTGCTCTGCAGTAAAGGCATCAACATGCTCTGTCATCAATTCGTCAAAAGGGTCACTCGCCTGAACAGGTTCACTTGCTTCCTGGACTACAGGTGTCTGTTCAGGTGAATTATCTTCGACAGGTATCGTTTCTTGAACAGTATCTGCGAATTCTATTTTATTTTCTTCCATTATGTTCTCCTTTAATTAAGATTTTCCTGCTTGTGGTGAGGATTTAACCTTTTCAAGGTTCATTACGCCATCTCTGGCCTTTTGTAATTCATCCTGGAGCCTCGCATCATACAATGCTGAGGCGGATTTAATTTTTTCTTTCGGTTTTTCAAGTTCCGACTTAAATTTTTCTACTTCTAAGCGTTTCTTTGCATGAACACCCTCACGCTCAGATGTTTGTAAATCACCCTTAACTTTCTTTAATTCTCCCTGTAATTGCTCATTTTGCTGTTGCAATTGCTGTATCATACTCATTCTCTGCATTACACCTTCAGTATCTACAACTTCAGTCTTCTTTAGAACTTCAAACTGGTCTATGATACCTGCCTGATACATTTGCATATATGTTTCTAACTGAGCCCACCTATTTGAAGGCATTGTTGAACCACCAACAACTATAATATCATATCTGCCAGAAGTAATATCGTGTACTTTACCTATCTCCTGACCTGTATACTGGTCAATAATAGGTTGATTTACAGTAGATTCTCTTTGTATTCCATCAGGCTGTACAATCCTAATAACCTTTTCCTCTGTATACATCTGTTGCATCAATGGAACAGCCACCTTAAAACATTGTCTTAAGTGAGATTCCATATCTGCCTGTCTTGAGCGACTACGTCTCTGCCCATACTCATCAATAGCCACAGTTCCTCTAAAAGTAGATGGAGCATTCTTAGAAGAGCCCATCATAAGGTCATGAACACCGAATCCATACTCTAAATCATATTTAGCATCAGCTTCGTTCTTATATAATTCATTTGGCAATGGAATTGGACCTGCAACCACTGGAGCACCTAATTCTGCATCAAATTCTACCACAGCCGTACCTGCCCGTCCCCAATCCTCCTCAATCTCCTTCTTATTAACACTTCCTCTTGGTACAAGCAACTTTACATTCGTTGATGTAGCAGCATGAGCTATAATTAGACTTCTTATCTTATTTATGTACTTCTGTAAAGGTTTATATATTCTAACATCAGATAAAGGATAAGGATTCCTTAAATGCACATTTATCAATGGTACTATAGGATATACCTCACATGGCAATATTCTAGTATACATTAGTTTTTGACCAACACTTACTACAAGTTTAATCCTATTCTCACGAATCTCATTATATAAGATAACTTCATTATCAATCAAATCGCCTTTAGTAATAATCTCAATTTGTGTAGTAGTGCCTGGAATTGCATTCGGGTCATCTTGTTCAGGCCCTGGAGCCATTTCGGGCCGTTGTTGCCCTTGACCCTGTCCTGGTCCTGGTCCTTGTCCTTGCACCTGCTGCTGTCCCTGAGGCATAGTCATATGGAAAACGGGACCCACTTCTTCTGCTATCTGTAATAATTCTTGTACACCCTCTTCCTTTGTAACAATATTCTCGCCTTGCTCATTTTTTATAACAACAGCTTTCTCAGCTCTATAAGCCTCATACTCCACATCATCATATGTAGTATCATATCCACTAGTTTGGTCAAACACACGATGCCTTGAAACTTTTATCCTCGTATAGCGTTCAATATACTCTCTATGTGTATGAATATTATCGCTTGAAGTAGTCATATCAGGGAGAAACGTCTGTCCCTCTGTTGCCTTCAAGTCACTTCCAGGATATCTATCCTTATCAGATTCCTCTGCAGACTTTATAATACTCCAATAATCTGGAAATTCTTTCTTAGCTTGCTCATCTGTCATCAATCTTGCTATTAATATATGAGCAGCATCATTGAAATACACATCACGAGCATTAGGGTCAACATATACGTCCAATGGGTATATATTACGCATCAATACTTCACCTTTACCCATATCAGCATGAGCATCTTGATAAATCATTGTATAACCCATCCCACCTACATAATAATCATCAATAACCTGTTTTAACTCTTCATTTCCGTTAGAAACGTCCCAGACCCACTGAGCCAGGTCACTCCATATCTTAGCTGTCTTTTTATCAGCATCATCACGACCTGTAGACCTAAATTGAGGCTTATTAAATGTTAAAAGCGATTTAGCAGTCTCGACGATAGGATGTATTCTATTTACAACTATTGGAGACTGCCCTCGCTTTTTTAAAAGTTCAGTTTGCTCTGCTGTCCATTGTACTCCAGTACGAAATTGCTGGTCTTCGTAGAAATGCTGAGCCCATTCTTCTCTCTGCTTTTGATAATCATCCAATATCTCCATGGATTCCTTTACCTCAGAATGAATCTTCCTCTGACTGGAACCACCACGTTTCTCTTTTAGATTCTCGCCAGGTTCCATTCGCATCCTGTCAGCAACGGATTTATTATATCCCATTGGCATTACATTACCATCCAGTCATAACTAGTAAAGGTGCCCCGCTTTTCTTTTGTGTTAGTGGTGTTATCATGCAACGGGGCATGGGGTTTATAAGAACCCTTCATGGCATAATACAACCCATCTAACAAATCGTCGTGTTTGCCTCTTGGATACATTAATAATTCATCCTCTAACTCACTCATGCTCTTAGCAATAAACATCTTTTTCCTGCAAAAATTAGGTTGGAGGCTCTCAAGCCTCACACTCTTAGGAGTTCTTGGACTGTTTTTTACTTCAAGACCAGGAACATAAATATTCATATCGTCACATTTTCGTCTAAGATAGTCTCTAAGCATCTCCTGATAACCTGTGGTCTCTATTTTAGTCTTTTGTGGCCTAAATCTTCCATACCATGCCAAAACAGCATCAGCAAGGTCCATTGGCTTAACTCTTTTCCTGTAATAGGGTAAAACATAGCGATTACCGTCATAATCAATTGCAACAGGAACAATTGTCGAATAATCAGCTGTTTGTCTCGTCGAAGAAGCTGGGTCTACACCCATAAAGACATGAACAGGCAATTCTGCCTCAAAAGGCTCCTTTAAGTGTAAAATAGGCTCATTTTCTTCATTTAGCTCAATTCTGCCATCATAATACTGAATATCATCACTTTTGAACAATTGGTCTTCATCTCCGACAATTTCGCACTGATATTCACGATAAAACATAGAAACCTTTCCGATTGACTCCAAATCTTCTTTTTCAGATATCAATTTTTCTGCAGGCCACATCTCCTTCCATAAAGAAGACTTACCATCATCCTGTAAAGCTTTATACTTCTTACAGGTCCAGCCACCCATAGAAGGTAATGTCTCCACAATACACCTCTGATGCTGTGGTGTGCCAATTATTACAATCCTTCCCTTCTTTGCATCCATACCTGGCAATAACTGGGTAAGAAGCCATTTCAGATTCATATCCATTGCCTCAGCAGTTTTTGTATTATTCATATCCTCAGGGTCATCTACTACAACAAGAGTAGGTCTCTGGTCTCCATGTTTCAATCCAATCACCTGCTGACCAGTACCACGAGTAGTAATAAGAGAATTATCCTTTAATACAATCTCAGTCTTGGTCCATGCCTTAGCTGAATGCTGTCCCCAATAACCGAACATTGCCCTAAAGGGCATTGAATACTCTAATACATTCTTTATTGTATCTAACAGCCTAATACTATGACCAAGTGTTTTTGAACATAGCAATATAAGTTTAGGCCCCTCGCTGAACACGAGATGATGAATAGGAAAGACACATGCACCGATGGAAGACTTAGCATGATGACGAGGGGCCTGAATACAAATCTTCTTTAAATCGTTATCTTGGAACATATCGTACAATTCATGATGGAATGCTGCTATATTTGAAGAAAACATGTTAGGCATGGTAATTTTACCGAATAACGCCATATTATCCTTCATTTCGGAGAGTATCTTAGTTTTTTTGTTCAATCTGCTTAGTTTCTTCTATTTTTGCACCCTCAAGACGCATTTTGTCTTCAATACCCTCTAAAAACGTAACATCAGCCTCAAACTCCTGTGTTACCTCCTTTTTAGACTTCATTCCGAAAATATCTATCAAATTTTCTGCCACTCTAAGTAAATTAGATGCCTGTTCCTTCTCACGAGCCATCTCTGCTGCTTCCAAGAGCATATCAAACACAGTTCCCTCATCAATCCCCTTATCAGTCAGTATAACGCTTAATTCCTTATCAATCATATCTTTAATATATTTCTTCTTTAGTAGAGACTTCGCCCTAATAGTAGGGTTTTTCTCATCTCCACGATATATTTTACCCAGAACCTCGTAATTTAACTTTCCGCCGAGATATTGTTTAACATAAGCTTGTACAAAATTTCTGGTTCTAGTTCTACCTCTTTCGAGCTCCCAGGATGACTTGGATGATACTGATGTGTAGGTTCCAGTTTCCTCATGTTTTCGGTATTCAAGACTGCCTCTCTCTGGGTAGCTTGAGGAATAAAATGCCTGTCCATAAGGAAAGACAAGATTGTAGGAAACTCCCTTAGGGTAGACGCCTGGTTTCGACTTATACTCTCGTCGTTTAATACATTTCGCAACATATCCGTCAGAACTAAGTCCCCAATCTCCTTCTCTACAGGATTTCCAGGGTTTGTAATGAACTCCCTCGTTATCGGCCTCATCCTTTGTGTATATGGTGTACTCTCGTTCATAATATCTTCTGCTACCATCTCCAGTAAGCTTCCAATGTCTTCTAAAAAGTCGTTCCATTTCATTACAGTTCTATTAACTCATAGCCCTTTATATTTAGAGGCTCTACTATCAAATCTAAATCTTCCTCGAAATCTTTATCACTGTAGATACCTTCTGTAGTACCACCTATTATCCTATGCTCTACAGCCTTCCCTAAGGAAGGCGTTACTTTTAGTACTACACGCCCTACATTAAGTAGTCTACTAATTGTACCCCCCTTACCCCCCATCAATCCAAACTACCATGCTACTATCATAGCCTTCCCACAACCAAGGTATTTCAGAAACACTAGTATTTACCTTAGTAGATAAATATGTAAGTACAATGTGTATTTTATTCATAATTACTATGAGAAATCAAGCCAAGTATATACTTAGATATACAATTAAGCAAATAGTTTCTTGATATTTTGAGAATTTCAAAAAATAGCCCATGAATGTACGTACGTGCTATACTGATAACCCACCCACCACAAATGTTGAGTGACCGTTGAGTATTTAGTTGGTTTTCGTTTTGGGAGTGGTACATTGATACTTGTCCCTTGTTCTTTTGTGGTGTTCCCCCGTATCCCTGTTGTTTATACAATTCTACTAACAATAGAGTTTATAGACCTCAACAGTCGTTTAACATTAATTCATAAACTAACTTGGAGGTTCTCAAATGAACTTAGCCTTTACAAAGATAATCTATGACAATCGCACGCAACGCACTCTACTGGAGGATTATGTCATCACCGACCCTAATGGTAATAGAATAGGTATTGACACTATCACGCCTGATGATATCAATAAACTCATCGGTGAGGTAGACATTATCAACTTCTTCCACGAAGATGGTGATGTGATGTCTTCCATACAGACTCTTGCTGAACAGTTTCACCAACTCCTTATCCACAATGAAAACTGGGTGGATGTGACAGTCCAGCCTATGAAGAATGACGCTGGCTTTTCCCTCAAACGAGTCAAGAGTACGGCGATTCGTGGCGAAGAACAAGTCCTTGATTTACTTGCGATGTTCAAGGAGGTAGTCGTTATACCCAAGACGCCTCTTGACTCAAAAGTGGATAAGAAGTAGTTCTGTAGTTATCTGTAGTTTAAGCCTTTCACACATCACTATTTCGGTTTTGTGTGGGAGGTTTATTCTTTAGCGTGAAGACGGGCTAAAAAGACCCGACTCAAGGCCAAGTGTATAGTTTACCTTATCTAACCCTTACAGGAGGTATGAATCATGCCACAAATCAGCATATAGACTGATATATTAAGTCCAGGAAAGGCCCGTAGTGAAAAGGACGGGAACGAGATATACTCTCAATGTTCGAGGTACAACGCTCTACTTCGGTAGCTGTAAAGACGCAGAGATAGCAGTCGGTATAAATTACCACACCCAGCCGTATCACATTGTGATATCATGCAAATTGTGGTCTCTGCGAACCTTTCTATAAACAACAAGGCTGTATAGCCTAAAGGAGCGACAAAATGAAGAGATTCATTAAAATGGTACTCAATCTGTTTGGTATGTTAGCTACACCTAAAGAGGTTAGCTGGCTCACCTTGGAAGATAGGTTGAATAGTGAGGTTCGTCTTGATTCAGGTAATGCTAAAGGTAGACGAACTCAGGTTAGACAATGGTGTATTCAGCAGGGTATTGACAAGCCTTGGTGTATCACTTCCTTAAGAGCACGAGATTGGAAGAAGGGCTGTAAATCCTTAGGGAGGGTTATATAATGATGGTCTTATCATACATACTTGATGCCTTGAAAAAGGTAGCAAGACCTAAGCCAAAGGAAGTTATTGGCGATGTTGAAGATTATTGTTTAACTGGCTCTATCTTCAAGAAAGAAGAACCTGCTAACATTGATGTCCCTGGTGCGTTTAGTCTCTCTACTTGGCAATGTCAGACATTACAAGACCATTTGGACACTTTAAATGCACACATAGATGAGAAGGATAAGCACATTACTGCATTTAAAGACGAGATGATGGATAAAGACTGGACCATCAGTAAACAGCAAGAGATTATCACTAAGTATACTGAGCTTGAGGAAACATTCGGACAAATCCGTACTATGTGGACTGATAGTCTTCTCAAGCAAGGCGAACTGGAGAGTGATAACAAATACCTTGGAGGTTTGGTAATGAAATATGAAAGAAATATCTTTATCAAATTAGCAAGGAGGTTCAAATGGATTCAGTGAAGAGGGACAATGAGCATCGGTCAATGTGGTTAAACGTGGAGGCAGAACAAGAAATACCTAACGGTCGTGTAAAGGTTTCAGATATGTTCTGGAGTTTCACTTGTAACAGCCTGATTTGTTGTACAGGCGAAGGTAATACATTAGCTGAGGCTAACTACAATATGATGACTGAGTATCATCAGCGGAGATAGTTGACCGTAGGATGGGGAGTGGACAGTGATGTCTGCTCCCTTATCTGTTGATTAAGTGAGTAAGGATTGGTGCCTCTTCGGATGAAGGCTGATTTAA